GAGTACGAGCAAGCGCAGTTCATCTCGCTGTTGCAGACCTTGGGGCCGGACACACCGGTGCTGCCGATCATCTTGAAGGGCATCGTGGCCAACAGCTCGCTGTCGAACCGCATGGAGTTGATGTCAGCGCTCGATCAGATGTCGCAACCGAACCCAGAACAACAGCAGATGGCGCAGATGCAGCAGCAGCTCGCACTGCAAGCAGCGCAAGCACAGATTGCGGTCAATCAGACGCAGGCCGAACAGAACCGTGCAGAGGCCACGAAGACGTTGATCGAGGCACGATTGAAGCCCGTCGAGACGGAAGCGAAGATTATGTCGGCCACGACGCAGAATCTGCCGAATCAGGCTGATGTTGCCTCTAAAGAGTTCGACAAACGCGTCAAGGTCGCGGAGTTGATGTTGAAAGAGGCCGATATCAAGAACAAAACCAAGATTGTCGAGTTGCAGATGTCCAAAGCACGCGACGGTATAGCTGGGCTTGAGAACCAGTTTCTAGAAGAACTCAAGGAAGGGCTTAAATAATGGACATCGAAAAGGTTTTTGAACTCGACGACGACGAGTTGACGCTCAAAAGCGCGAGCAATGCGGTCTACGAAGCGCGCGAGATGCAGAAGAAGCGCTTGAGCGACAATGTTCAGGTGGTTTTGCAAGCATTGACGCAAATGAAGTCGTCGATTGAAGGTAAGTACGACGATATCGCGGTCGCTCTTGAGAATCGCATCGCAAACATCCGTGATGGTGTCGATGGACGCGATGGTGTCGACGGTCGGCCTGGTCGTGATGGCCGTGATGGCAAGGACGGCGCGCCTGGACGTGCTGGCCGCGACGGTGCAGCGGGTCGAGACGGTATCGACGGTCAAGATGGTGTGTCAGTCGTCAATGCGTACCTTGATTTCGACAACAGCTTGGTGATTGAGCTGTCGAATGGCCGCCAAGTGAACGTCGGCGAGATTCTGCCGCCAGACATTTCCGATCGCTTGAAGGTCATCATCAATCACGGTGGTGGTGGTGGTGGCGGGGCATCACTGCCCGATCAGACGGGCAACGCTGGAAAGTTTTTGACTACTGATGGCACAGACGCATCGTGGGGCACGCCCGCGGGTTCGGGTGACGTCGTTGGGCCTGCTTCAGCAACAGACAATGCAATTGCTCGGTTCGATAGCACGACCGGCAAGCTGATTCAAAACTCAGTCGTCACGGTGTCGGACACCGGCGCGGTGGCGGGTGTTGATTCGATCGACATGGACACGGCAGCAGCAGCGTCGTCAGCGGTCGGTCGTCTGTATTGGAACGACGGCGACGGCACCGCGTCTATCGGCCTAAAGGGCGGCAATGTCGTCTTGGATGTTGGTCAAGAGAACGTCGTGCTGTCTTATAACGGCTCGGGTTCAACGATCACTAAAGGGCAGATCGTCGCGGTTAACGGTGCGCAAGGTCAACGCCCATCGATCGTGCTGGCCGACGCGGACTCTGAACCGCTGTCTGCCGCAACGCTCGGTGTGGCGTCGGAGAACATTAGCAACGGTGCGGAAGGGTTTGTTACGACGTTCGGTGTTATTCGCGGATTTGATACCAGCGCGTTTACAGCGGGCGATGATGTATATCTCTCGCAGACCGCTGGCGCATTCACAGCAACGCGACCTTCTGCCCCAGCGCACACTGTGTTCATGGGCTGGGTGGTCAAGTCGCACGCATCTAGCGGTGAAGTTTTCTTGAACATCAATAACGGCTGGGAAATTGACGAGCTGCATAACGTCAAGGTGACCACACCGACTGCTGGTGACCTGTTGATCTACGATCAGACAGCCGGCTATTGGGAAAACGCCAAACTGACCGCAGGCACGGGCATCACGATCACGAATGCAGACGGTTCGATCACCGTTGCAGCTTCTGGTGGGATTGGTGCGGGCGACGTTGTTGGTCCTGTATCTGCTACCGATAACGCGGTTGCTCGGTTTGACGGCATCACAGGTAAATTGATTCAAAATTCGTCGTTCGTTGTTAACGACAGCGGCGAAGTGACGACGGGCGTCTGGAAAGGCACCGAGGTCACCGTGCCTTACGGCGGCACGGGCGTGTCGACCTTGACTGGCATTGTTAAGGGTAACGGTCAAAGCGCGTTTTCTGCGGCGACTGCTGGTACGGATTATCTTGAGCCACCTTCAGGCACCGCAATTCTGAAAGCAAACAGTGGCGGCGCGCTTGCTAACGCCACTGCGGGTACCGACTACCTTGCTCCGCCGTCTGGTACAGCGATCCTGAAAGCCAATAGTGGCGGCGCGCTGGCGAATGCGGTTGCTGGTACGGATTACGTTAGCCCGACTGGTACTGAGACACTGACCAACAAAACGCTAACCGATCCAGCAATCATTGGGACGATCCTAGAGGACGTTTACACCATTACAGACGGTGCAGCGTTTGAGATCGACCCCGGCAATGGCTCGATTCAGTTGATTACTTTGGGTGCAAGCCGTACACCAAAGGCGACTAACTTTGCTGCTGGTGAAGCTGTCACCCTAATGGTGGATGATGGTTCAGCCTACACACTAACGTGGACTGACTCGACATTCGGCGGTTCAGGCGTGGTGTGGAAGACCGACAGCGGATCTGCCCCGACACTGAACACAACCGGCTACACCGTGATCGTGCTGTGGAAGGTAAGCACTCAGGTCTACGGTGCGCGAGTGGGGAACAACTGATGCTAGCTAATAAGCTCTTAGGTGCAGCAAAGGCGGCAACTGCGGCTGCTAACTACGTTGACGACGTTTTCTCGACTTATCTTTACACGGGTAACGGCACATCACAATATATCAATAATGGTATTGAGCTAGCTAGCGGCGCGGCTAACGGTACATCTTTACAGTTGACAGGGGATACCTTAACAGATTCATCACCTGTACCAAGCACACTTACAGTTGAAGGCAATACGTCCGTAAACACCAGCGTAAAAAAATACGGTACTGGATCAATTTATTTTGATGGTAGCGGCGACAGAATAGTTGTTCCGACTGCCACAAAATTAGATTTAATTGGTGACTTCACAATTGAGATGTGGGTTTATCCGTCTAGGATAACTTCATATCAAGTTCTTTTTGATACTAGCGCTGCTGGTTCCGCTGGCGCAAACATGACCGAGTTTTGGATAAACAATTCGGGCTATGTTGAGTATTACGCAAGAGGTTCTATCTTACTAACTGGCGCAACTGTTCTATCAACAAATACTTGGTATCACATAGCGCTAACAAAACAAGGCTCGACGCAACGGCTATTTATAAATGGCACGTTAGACGCAAGCACTACAAGCGCAACTCAGCCCAATACTGGATATAGCTGGTACATAGGAGATCGTCAAAGCGGTGCTGGTAGTGGTCAATACCCACTACAAGGCTACATAGATGATCTACGCATAACGAACGGAACAGCTAGATACACGTCTAACTTTACTGCTCCTACTGCTGCACTCCCATTAGATACGCTTGTTGCTGGCAAAGGCGGCATGGTTTGGCTCAAAGGTCGCTCTGGTGCCACTGACCATGCGCTTTACGATACTGCTCGTGGCGCAACATTTGACCTTGTATCTAACTCAACGGCTGCACAGACAACACAATCAACTGGGCTAACTGCTTTCAATAGCAACGGATTTAGTCTAGGTGCGTTAGCAAAGCTAAATACTAACGCTGCTACCTACGTCTCATGGACATTCCGCGAGCAAGCAAAGTTCTTTGACGTAGTGACGTACACGGGAAATGGAACAGCAGGGAGAACAGTAGCGCACAACTTAGGTTCTGTACCGGGCTGCATGATTGTTAAAAGGACAGATTTAACTAGCGATTGGTACGTCTACCATCGCAGTCTAGGCAATACTGTTGACTTGGCTCTTAACACTACTGCTGCTCAAAATACTGCGACAACGTGGAACAACACGACTCCAACAAGTACGGAATTCACATTAAGCGGAAGCAGGGCGAACATTAATGGCGCAACCTACGTCGCTTACCTATTCGCTCACGACGCAGGTGGCTTTGGCGCGGCTGGTACGGACAATGTGATTAGTTGTGGAAGCTACACGGGCAATGGTTCTGCGACAGGACCGACTATTACGCTTGGTTACGAACCGCAGTGGGTGATGATTAAGCGCACAGACTCTATAAGCAACTGGACAATGGTAGACAATATGCGAGGCATGGTGGTAGGGGGTACTGATGCTGCCTTGTATGCTAATTTATCAAACGCTGAATCTGCTGTTGAAATACTTTCGCCAACGGCAACGGGATTTCAAATAACAGCGGCAGGTGGTGGGATAAACGTCTCCGGTGGAACCTACATCTACATCGCCATCCGTCGCCCGATGAAAACGCCGACGAGTGGGACGCAGGTATTTACACCAATTAAAACGGGGTCTGGATCAACCCTGTCTGATTCTTATTCTAGTATCGGGTTCCCAATTGATATGACGCTGCGCTATCAAACAGGGACAGATACAACCGCTGGCTATAAAAATGCTGTTTACACTAGATTGTTAGGTATCAATAGTGGAACGGCAGATACTCCAACTAGCGCAAATAACCCAAATTTGCTAACGCATAGTACGGCGGCGGAAGTTACTACTTGGTACTTTTCGCAAACAGGCTCAATGGGTTTGAATTATGGTGGTAGTTGGAGCGCTCCCGCCTATATATTGACCCATTTACATTTCCGTCGCGCTCCCGGCTTCTTTGATGTGGTGTGCTATACGGGGAATGGAACAGCAGGAAGAACTGTAACGCATAACTTGGGTGTCGTGCCTGAGTTGATTATTATCAAGAATAGAAGTGGTGCAAACGACTGGACTGTATATTCTTCGGCAGTTGGAGCTACTAAGAGACTACAACTTAATGACACCTCTGCTGCGTTCACTCAAACATCAGCATGGAATGACACTGCGCCATCATCAACTGTGTTTACGGTTGGCACAAGTGGTGGTGTAAACGGCAATACTTCTAACTACGTCGCCTATTTATTCGCGACCGTTGCAGGCGTATCTAAAGTAGGGAGCTACACCGGCACAGGCACAACCCAAACTATTAACTGCGGATTTACTGCTGGTGCGCGGTTCGTAATGATTAAGCGCACAGACTCAACAGGCGATTGGTACGTTTGGGATACGGCTAGGGGCATCGTTAGCGGTAACGATCCTTACCTGCTGATGAACTCAACCGCTGCCGAAGTCACCAACACCGACTACATTGACCCTGCGAACTCTGGTTTTGAGATCAGCAGTACAGCACCTGCCGCGATTAACGCTAACGGTGGTTCCTTCATTTTCTTTGCAGTGGCGTAGAGGACAATTATGGAAATCAGACTACGAACAGGGCAAGTGATGACAGAGAGCGAGTTCCGCGCTGCTCATCCGAATACCAGTTTTCCTCAACAGCTAACGGTTGAGCTGCTGGATGGCTTCGATGCTGATCCGGTATTAAATGGCGCACAAGTACAGCCAACGAGATACCAGACTGCCTATCGAGATGGTGTCGAGGAGATCAACGGCAAGTGGTTTACCAAGTTTTCTGTCGCTGAGATGGACGCTGAAGCCATTGCCTCTATTGATGCAAATCAGGCAAAATCTGTACGGGACGAAAGAAACCGTAAGCTGACTGCTTCTGATTGGACGCAAGTGGCTGATGCGCCAGTAGATCAAGCGGCTTGGGCGACCTACCGCCAGGCGCTAAGAGACATACCAAACCAAGAAAGTTTCCCTTGGGAAGTGACTTGGCCAGAGGAACCCTAATGGACCCAAAATTACAAAAATACTATGAAGAGCGATTTGCCATGATGGCAACGCAGGGGTGGTTAGATTTGCAAGAAGATATCGATAATATAATAGCTTCCTTGCAGAAC